AGCTCTTGCTTTGCCTTAATCGTGCATAAGCGATGACTTTCAAAATTCATAGCTTGTTGTGTTCCAGCAGTCATATAGCTGATTACACCATTGTCGACAAACTGCTTTGTGTACTTTGCATGATCACCATGTTCGTGTGTGATAAGACACCCTGCTATATGTCTTGTTTTATATTTAAAATGCTTTTGAACACGTTCAAATTTTATACCTGCCTCAAGTAGTAACGTAGTACGTCCATCATTTAAGACGTAGCAGTTACCACTTGAACCAGTTGCTATTGTTTCAATTAAAATGGCTCTTCTTCGCTTTCTTTTTCTGTTGCAGGTTCTTTTATTTCTTCAAAGTCAGATACATCAATAGGTTTTTCATTTTCTAATTCTGTGTATTGTGCTTCTTCAAAAACTGGTGGTTCAAAATCCAATTGTTCTTGATTTGCATTTTCTTCAACTTCTGCATCCAATACTTCTTTGCGTTGACGTTGTTCAGATTCTTTAATTTGATTTGATAAAAGACTAGCGTCATCCGTGCTGTTTAAAATCTTTTTACATGCACGGTTTATTACAGTCTTTTTAGCCATTTCTTGAGGGAATCTTCTGTGTGTACCGTCTTCTTTAAATACACCGTTATAAACCATTTGTGATTGCTTCCACGCTTCTTCAATCTCTTCAAATGTCATGATTTCAGTGTAATTTCTACTTTCATCTTTAAATACAACTGTTGCATATGCACCGATAATGTTTTGTGTGTTTCTGTTACCAAAAGACTGTGTATGTTCAAGTTCAACAATTTTTCCGTTTTTAGTTTTATACTTAACTTCGTCACCTTCAAATATGACTTCTGCATTAATTTCTTCTGCGCCTGCTACACGTTTAGTTACTGCCATTGTTCCGTGGTAACTTCTTTGGAATTGAACCTTATCGCCATACATAATGAAATAGCCTTGATTCTTAGCAGGATTTAAACCTTGTACAACCATGTCCATTAAGGCGTTTGCTATGCTGGTTGAAGTTGCAAATTCCAGCGCTGGTTTATAACCATCTTTTTTAGATCCTTTTAATTCTTGCAGTTGTAACATTGCTGACTTCATTGCATTCTCAGGCGAATAGTTTGCAGGAAACTGTAAATCTCCTTGTGCTTCTAATGTCTTAACTCTAGATAGAACGTTGTCGCCCATTTTATTGTTTTTTAATAGTAATTCATTCGTCATTTTATATAGTCTCCATTCTTAATTTTTTATCTTGTTCATTTACTATCAATTGAATTTGTTGTGATTCTGTTTTGATAAGCTCTGTTACTGATTCAGCATTATCAATAAATATTGGCGCTGTAACTTTAAAATGTTTTGACAGTGTATTAATGATATCTAAGCCAACATTAATTCTTGAGGCGTTATTTAAACCGCTGTCGTATTCGACGCCGTTAACCGTTGTGGAACATGTTTCTTCTAATTCGCCGTTAACTAAGGTATTGAATAACTTAAATTCAGCAATATCAAATTCGTTATTGATATTTTCAGTAAGCATTTTGACTTTTGTTGTTGTAAATTCTTTTAAGATATAAAGGTCATGTGAATACTTTTCTTTTTCATCCAATAATCTGTCTTCTTCATTTCTTAATTCAGAAATAACATCATCTAGATGTTTATTTGATTTTTCGATTGATATTGACACTTCAATTTCTGATTTTTCTTGAGTAAGTTCGCTTATTTTGTCATCTATTCCTGAAACTTTATCTTGAATAGTTTTCCTGATGTTAGAGCGTTTTTGATTAATCTCATTTATCTCTAACATTACTGCTTTGTATTCGTCAGTTTGCGTAACGTCAACGTGAGTTATTTTCAACTTATTAATTTTGTTTTGTATTCTTGCTGAACGCTCTTCTGCTTCGTTGATTTTAATTTGTAAATTATTGTTGTCATCCTCTAATTTCTCGATAATTGGCTTTATTTTCTTGCCCTCTGAAATAATGTGATTGATAGATGTTTGTATTGTTTCTAATTCTTTCGATTTGTTTGCATTGAATTTCTGCAATGCTTTTTCTCTTACCTCACTCACTTGTTCAGCTGGTAACTGTTGACCACAACAACTACATACATTGTCATCAAGATATTCAAATTTTTGATTTTTAGCTTTTTCTAAATCACTTTTTAATCCTTTATGATTTTCTAATAATTGATTACGTCGATTTTCTTCATGTGTAATTTGTTGTTTGTTTTGCTTTAATCTTGTTTTAAGATTCGCAACCGTTCCATTTTCAACGTGTAGCTCATTTGTTAAAGCATGTATTTTGTTCTCATTACTGGCGCTATTATTAGCTTCTATGCGCTTCAATTCTGATTGTTTATCAGCTAATTGGTTACGCAAATTAATTTCTTCTGCACCGTTTTGAATATCTATACGCTCATTTTCAAGTTGCTCAATTTCTTGTTTTATGATTGTGTGTCTATCATTATCGAATTCCGGTACATCCTGCTTATTTTGTTGCGTTTGGTTAATACGTATCGGAATATCTTTGATATCTTTGTTAATCTGTTTTATCTTGTCCGTAAGAATCTTTTTCTTTGTTTCAATTTCATGATCTCCAAGAATATTATTTAATTCTTTAAAATCATCATTTGTTTTAATGACATCCTCATCATTGATTGGTTTAGCAATTTCAAACAACAAACTTCTTCGTTTCTTCCAATCTAGTAAGTTAAATGCTTGAGGGTTCGTAATTAACTTGAATACATCTTCATCAATCAGTTCATCAATACGAGCTTTATAATCCTTTACTTTTATTGATTCATCATTGATATATTGTTTCTTCGTTCGACTTCGTGAGTATTCCTTGCGATTCGTTTTTTGATTTATTGTGTATTTAGGATGTGACTCTTTTTTAAAAGTCGTAATTTTTCCGTCGATTTCAAATTCTGCGAAAACAGTCGGAATTAACTCATAATTTTCTTCGTTTTTTTCGTTTAAAGGTACAGGGTTAAATGATTTGGTTGATCCGTCCAAACCCTTATCGAAAAGCAGCCATTGTAATGCGGTTGCTGTTGTAGTCTTGCCAGTCGCATTATTGCCGTATATTTTTGCATCTTTACCGTCAAAGTTAAATTTTTCTTCTTTGATTCCAGCAAAGTTCGATATAGTTAACTTATTTATTTTCATATCTTTCCTCATGCTCCTTTTTTAATCTTCCGATGACCTCTTAGCACCTCGATAATTAAATTTTTTATTCGTTCATGGCTGTCTGGATTGATTTCATGTATCTGCACAAGCTTATTGTTTGTTTTGTAACTGTCGTGATAGTGCAAGAAATTAATCGATAAGTATCCGTGATGATTACGTTCAATTTCCAATAATGCTCGTTGGTTTGACAAAGTATATTCGTCGAATAACGTCTTAAAAATATTCAATATATTTCTTTCTGTATCTCTCATGCTTATACCTACCATTTCATGACTAAGTTAATTAGTCTGTCCTGTTCATCTGTGTTATTTTCAATCCATTCATAAATACTTTGTTTCAAAATATCTAAAGCTGTGTATAGATCGTTCTCGTCAGAAACTAGTAGCCCGTCAATTGAATTTCCTTCATGATCTAAAACGACTATTTCGACACTATATGCTCGCTTCTTAACTCTTAATTGAAAATCAAAGCCATCTACATTAAATATTTTTCGACATACGTCACCCGTTTTGTAATACATTGTTTTAGTCCTCCTTGTCGTCATCTATACCGAGAATTTTTTGTGATTTACACATTTGGAGAACATTGACAATATCTTTATAACTCTTAGTGCTATCCAATAAGTAAGCAAGATCAAAAGTATGACCAATCACAGAACTTGAACCTGCTAAATAATCTCCGTCGATAACTCCTATTGATGAGAAAAGCAAAATATCAAATTTACTTTCTCCCTTAATTTCTTTCGCTAATTCATACAATTCTGCCGTTTTTTCAGATAATAAGTCTTTTATTTCTTCCTGCGTCATGTCTTTATAATTTTTAGTCATGGTTGACTTCCTCCGTTTTTCGTTTTATATTTAACTTGAATTTTATTTCTTAAATGTTTGTTACTGTTACTTGTTGGCGCAAGTAGCAGTTTTTTTATTCTTCATAAAAGTATTCCTTATAGAATATGAATGTTGCGATACTTGCGAATCCTGCAATTGACCATGCTGTAGTGAAGTATAGAAACGGCATAAGTACAATCGCTAAGACTGTGAAGCATAGTACTGCTACTAGGTAGCTTTTATAAGTTTTACTCATTTGTTGTGCCCTCCTTTGTAAATCTCATTAAAATGTTCATCTACAAACTTATGCATCCTTCTTGCGTTAAACCTCCAACGATTAAAATTCTCATCAGGATAATGTACGATACCTTGTGCTCTTAACTCTTTTTCGAGTCTAGGGTGAAATAATAACCTGTCTTTGATTGTTTCATCAGATGCAATTTTTAATTTCTTCTTTAAGTCGCTCATGTTCCATACAGGGTCTAATGAGTAAGCTATTAACTCTTCATATTCATCTTTTGTGATAAGCACGTGTGTTTCAGGTATTGGAACTGTTACGTTTAAAATATGTGGCATTTCTATCTTTCCTTTCGTGTATAATGTTGTTATCAACCTAAGGTAGTGATAAGTATGAAATTAGATCATGATTGTGTTAGACATCTTTTGTTAGAAATTGAAACTAATAAAAAGATTGGTGAACCGCTCACCGAATACAATTTCAAAGATAATGTTGTATTTGGAAAATATGATTTTGAAACTGTAATGTATGCATTATTAAAACTGGAAGAAGCAAAGTATGTTAGTGTTAAATTCGGTTGGGAAGATGGACATATTTATGGTTATACAATTAACGATATAACTTGGTCAGGGCATGAATTTTTAGATAATATCCGAGACAATCACACTTGGAAAGAAGTTAAAAAAGTCGCAAACAAAACCACTAGTATGTCCGTAACATTGCTAAGCAAATTAGCTTTTAATTATCTAACACAAAAATTTAATCTAACTTAAATTCTTTTCCATCTATTAATCCATAAAAGTTATTTTTTAAATGCGGATGTCTTTCAAGCGTCATTTCAATAAAACGCTGGTCTATCATTAAGTCGTAGCCATCGTTGTATTGAATATTAACGGGTCGTCTATTACATTCTTCGTCATAGTAGTAATAGATGACTTTTTTGTTTTGAGCTTGCATTGTTCGTTCCTCCTATTAAGATGTTTGTTTTTCTCCTAAAAACTTATTAACAAAGTATTGTTGTCCTTTGCCTGTTACTTTTGGCGTCTTACTAATTGATGTGTGACCGTCCGAATGTGTGATTGATGTTTCTTTAATTTCGAATAACTCACGTTCCATTGAATACTGTGTAGGCATGTTATAATCCACACCCTTGCGTTTAATAAGGAATCCGTTTTGACGTAACCACTCAAACAATCTGCGTTGCCCGATGTTTATACCGTTTTGTTTAATGATCTTTGCTAACTCTCCAACTAAAATTGATGTCTTAGTAGTAGCTACTGCATCTGCAAATACAATTTTTGGTTTATCACGTTCAATCTTTGTTTCTAATTGATTGATTGTGTTGTTAGCAATTTTTAAAGCACGTTGCATAATCATTTCTGGGCTATTCCATGCTTTTTCAACTTGGATGAAGTATTGTCTTGCACGTTTGCCAGGTTCACTACGTTGAATCATTGCAATCTCTTTTGCAGTGTCTAGTGTGAGTGCGTGGTCAGTTTGATTCTGACGACCTCCTAGTGGGTTATGGACAAAAATGTCCGTGACTATATAATCGATATTTTCTTCAAATCCGTAATCACTCATTCTTTCAAACCATTTTTTGTATGGAGTCTTAACCTCTAATGCTTGATGAAGTTCTCGACCGCTGATTGCGATTTCTCCATTTTCTTTTTCTTGTATGTTGAACATTTCGCCTATGTTCGATTTTGTTTGTAATGCTTGCATATTGTTTGTGCTCCTTTCTGCTATACTCCTATTAAGGAGGTGAATGACTTATGACTGATGAAGCTAAATTTGTCCTTTTACAACTTTATTCAATTTACCTTGGTAGAATTGACGAAGGTATGTCTAAACATTCTGCATCTTATTTCGGTAGTGATGAATCCTCATTTAACGCTTTCTTTTTAGGTTTTAATTTTGAAGACTATATCGATGCAGTTCTTGAATTAAAGCATAGAGATTTTGTAATTGCTTCTGCTGAAGATGGCGGTTTTCTTGAGATGGCTCTTTCTCGAGAAGGTATCGCCTACTCAGAATCAGAATCCAAAAAAGATTACAAAACACTTATGGGTTTAATTAGAGATTTGAAAAAATTAATAATCTAAAATCCAATCATCTGCTATTAAATCGTCTGCGCTAGGCTGCCACCTTCCGGCGGCGGTTTGTCTTTTTTTCTTATAGTGTCTAGATACGACTAGGCATTGATAACGCTGCAAATTAGTTGGTAATATCCCATACACATCTTGATTCTCTCTCCTTATACTTATTCCTTTCTCCATCGCTAGCTTCGTTGCTTCTTGAATGTTCATTTGTTATTCCTCCTATTAAGATGTTTGTTTTTCTTTAAATGCTAAAATAATTGATTTCTTTTTATCGTTCGTAAATACGAAATTTTCGTATTAATTACCTAAAAAAATATCATCATATTTAACATTAAAAGCACTCATATACTTAGAAAGTAAACTATCTTTAATGTTTGTAGAGTCTTTTTCCATATTTTGAATTGTACGTGATGAGACCTTAAATAAATCTCCTAACTCTTTTTGAGTCAATCCGTAATCAGTCCTCAACTCTTTTAATGTTTTCATGTTGTCACCGCCTTTCGTAAACCTAATATAATACGAAATTTTCGTATTGTCAACATTAAATACGTTTTTTTCGTAAAAAACTTTACTATGATATGAAAATTTCGTATAATAAGAAAAAAAGGAGGTAAGTAATATGAACAAAGAAAGAAATATTATTATAGCCAAAAACATTAGAAAATTTCTCAACGATTCAAATATGTCTCAAAAGAAACTTGCTGAACTCATTAACATAAAACCATCTACTTTAAGCGATTATTTAAATTTACGTTCCAACCCCTCTCACGGCGTTATACAAAGGATAGCTGATGTTTTCGAGGTTGGTAAAAGCGACATAGATACTACATACAAAGACGATAACGACATCACTTCCATATACAACAAACTCACACCTCCCCGCCAAGAAAACGTACTTAACTATGCAAATGAACAATTGGAAGAACAGAATAAAGTCACTTCTATAGATGGATATAAAGAGTCTAAACTAGTATCGTATATTGCATGTGGTGCAACTGGTGCTGGCATAGGAGAAGAATTATATGATGACATATTGCATGAAGAAGTATTTTTTAAAGAAGACGAAACGCCATCAAATGCTGATTTTTGTATTTTAGTTAATGGTGATTCAATGGAACCTATGTTAAAACAAGGAACATACGCTTTTATTAAGAAAGAAGATTCTATTAAAGATGGTACAATTGCACTCGTTGTATTAGATGGAGTAAGTCTTATCAAGCGTGTAGATATATGCGAAGACTATATTAATTTGGTATCTCTAAATCCGAAGTATGATGATATCAAAGTCGCTTCGTTTAGTAATATTAAAGTAATGGGCAAAGTTGTATTGTGATTAATAGCGCCTATATGGCACTTTAATATAAAAGACGTCTATTTCAGCAGTGTTTAAAAGGAGTTTATAATGAAAATAACTAATTGCAAAATAAAAAAAGAAACTATAGTATATGAAGTTTTAACTAGTGGTAATCAACCATTCACTTATGAGTTACCTAAAGATTTATCGTCACA